TCTACAGGAGGTAGCATTTTTTCTGATTTACCTTCCCAATCTACATATGACTCCATCTTTATTTCTTTATTAGTCTTGTAGTCAATGATATTTACTTTACCATTGACTACTTCAACTAAATCTGACTGGCCACAAATACCTACTGAGCGTAGATAGACCATATGTTCTGGATACACGCCTGGGTCTAGTTTCTGAGAAGGTGCTAACTTAACTCCTTCTTTAACCTCTGTTGGTTTAAATACAGGAACAGTTGTACCTTCTCTTTCCATAGAGGATAAAGAACAAATATCTGATTCCCTTTGATTATGATACCATGTACCAAGAGTTGTAGATCTGTCAGCTTCATTTGTCCAAATCTGCTGAATAAGTACAGGATCAATACCATACCATTTGGATCTTTTACTTTTACTTACTTTTTCTGCTATCTTCTTAGCATCAAAAGGTTTTTTAAAATGGGAAACAAGTGTTGTTACACTGATCCAATCAATGCTACTGTCATCAAGACTTTTGTAACTATGATCATCTGCATTAAATATTATCATACAAAAAATGGTCTAATGGTTAATATTCCTACTACAAAACCTGTACTGAAAGCTGTAGCAATCCATACTCTTTGTTTAAAGCTTTTTACTTCTATGGTAAAATGATTTAATGGCAAACATAAAAATGGATTAATAAAAGCCATTAATACCATACCTATCCAGTTATGATCCATTAAATATCTAAATCCTGCTATACTATTTGCTTCTAAAACTATTGCTGATAAAAAAACAATCAGTAGTTTCCACCATTCTATTTTCATAACTTTTCTAATTCATCTTCTTTCTTCTCTGAAACAATAGATGCCCATTTCTTTGCCGGGCATGATGTAGAAAGAGATCTAGTTTTAAATGCTAGAGAGCAACCGCATAGAGAACAACATGGTTGAGTACCTGATACAAGACATTCTTTACCTTCTATATCTTTATCAGGACACTCATTACATATATCCATTCTTAACTTTGAGACATGCTCTACAAACTCATCTTTAATAACTGTATTAGTTATTCCTTCAATGATTTGTTTCCTGTTCTTCCATATTTCCTTTAGACTTGTTTTCATTTTTAGAGTTTTTAAATTGTTCTTTTTTCTCTTCCTGTTGAGAAATCTTTTTTTCAATATCTATAAGAGCCTCAAGTTTTCCCTCAATCATCTTCTTGTTATAATATGCACCAAATGTAGAAGTATCATGATTTTCTAGGGCTTTATAATATTTAGGAATTGCTTTTCTTACAGTACCAGGTCTTACAACAAAATGCCCCAGACCTTCTACATTAAGTCTGGGGTGTGCTAATCCACTTAGATTTTGTCTTACGTTTTTGTAAAAGTCTTCTAAAAGATCTTCTACTAAAGCATTATTTACTCCTAATTCTTCAGCAATCTGTTTATACAGTTTAGTTGCTTTCTTCGGTATCATGTCCTAAGAATTTATAATCTAACAAAACAGTACCACTAGTTTGAATTTTTAAATTAGGATTTAATTTAATGAGCTTCTTATTACTTGGATCCTTAATTACTAATCCATTTTTCTCAGCTTTATTAATAGAGTTTCTGACAGTCTGCGGAGATTTAAAAATCCAATCTTCTTCTGCAGATGCATCTAAACAAAAATTAGTAAGCTCAATAGGCTCATTAAAACTAAGTAAAGTAAGACAGTTAAGATCTGATTCACTCATAGTTATCCTATTGATATAACAATGAGTTAGAATCTGAAACTTAACAACATCCCATTTTGACATTCTAACCTTTTTCTGTACTTGGTTTACAAGTGCCATGGTTTATTGTTTTTTAAGCTTTCTTTCTTTTGGTGCTGGTGTTTCATGCATAACTAGATCTTCTCTCTCAGTTTCTTCTTCTGCCTCTTGAGACATCTCAGGATTCATCATCATAGCCATCTGAATTTGAATCTGAGTTCTTTTAAATCTTACTTCATCAAGCTCCATTAGTTTTTTCTCATACTCATACTGGGCATTGATGTAAGGCATAGAGTCAGTGTAGAATTTAAGTAATTCTTCTTTTCTAGCTGTTAATTCCTCTGCAGATAACTGCTCTTCTTTTTGTTGGTTTTCCATGATATATTAATTAAAGTTTAGACAAATATACAAGAAAAGTTTAAACTAGATTAATTTAAACAAAAAAATCCAGGTATAGAAAATACCTGGACTTCTATACTTTATATAGATCTATCTATTTTTTAAAGTAAAATTAAGTAGAGTAAAAGAATAAAAATTTCTAGCTGGATCTATCTCTACTGAAAACAAATCAACCATAGATATTCTAGATCTTATTGTTATTGTTTTCCAATTTGGTTTATGGTGTTTCCAACTATTTCTAAACTTCATTGTGCTAAAGATTTAAGCATTGCAATCATTTTTGGTTGAGGAGAAATATCACTCTTATCTTTTCTATAAGAGTTATGAGTATATACTCCTGGTACTGCAGACAATGCATTCTTAGACACTTCCCACATATCTTTTTCATTATATGTAAGAGGAATGCCGTGCACCTTATTCCAGTAAACAAGTAGTTGTCTTACTGATTCAATCTGTGCATCTGTATACGCATGATAATGTGTATATCCTTTATAAGGTTTGTCTAATGTACATACTTGGTCTGCAGGAACTTCTCTATTTACATAGTTATAGAATTTGTTACCTTTTTTAGTAAGTGGTCCCCAGTTGCAAATTTCAATACCAATTGCAAGTGGATCCAATGATCTATAAGGTAATGCATTTGCACGGAATACATCTGGTTTAATACCAAGATGATATGCCCATTTTCTTGATGAGAATGCTTGAGCAATTTCTCCATCATATGTTCCTACTGATAATCCTTTACCTGATATAACTACACATGTGGCAATTCTTCCTCTACCATCTGCATCCCACATCTTAATCGTACCTGGTGCAGATGAATTACCTGCTGTATGATGCAATACTATCTGTAGTTTTTTAGTCTCCTCATTCACATACTGTCCTTCTGAGAGAGGTACTTGTTTAATTTTTGATAAGTCTAGGATACTCATTTTTTCTTATTAAATTTTTTAGTGTAAAATTTAGCTAACCAGTCACCTACTCTTTTCAATGCAGAAGTTTCTGCCACTACATTTACTTCAGTTCCTTTGTCTGTTTTTACAACATTAACATCCAGCTTTTCACTATCAAGTTTGAACTCTTTTTTCTCTTCATCCTTGTGAAGTTCTACATCTACTTTAGGAGTATCAACTACTACGTCAACTTTCTTTCCTTCTTTTTTGACCTTAGCTTTGACTTTCTTAGTTTTTACTTCTACTTCAATGTCCTCTACTTTTTTCTTTTTAGTTGCCATTATTTATATATTAGGGGTTTCTACTTTTTTAACTTCAGTATCATCTACTGTAAGTTGTGCTAATGTAGCTGCTACAGTTCCTGCAGTTACTACATATGTTGCTGCTGTTACTACAGCTGCAGGTAATGCAATTGGAGCAGCAATAATAACTCCTGCTACAGCTCCTGCTGCAATTGCAATCTTTTGTACTGTCTTCCAAAACTTTGGAGTCTTAGCATTCCATCTTTTCTTTAGTGACATAACTTAATTATTAGTGTTTCTTCTTCTAGTTGCTCCATTCATCTGGATTCTTACTAACTCTCCCACAGTATCAGATAAATCACCTATCTTGGTTGCCATTACTCTGATCTCATGTTGAGTATTTTCCTCAATGTGTTGGAGTTTCAATCTATTCTCTTGTTCTAACAATTCAAATTTACCTTTTAACTTTCCTTGATCCTCAATTCTTTTTTGATTTTCCAAAGTTAATATTTCTATTTGTTTATTGATTGTACTGTAAGCACTTCTTAAAAAGAAGCCTATAATTGCAAGAATAACTCCTGCTACAAAAATTGCTATTGTTAAAAGTTCAGTTCCCATTTTTATAAACTATTTTTATTAAATCTCTTCTATCCACAATTGAATTAACATAACAACCTGTGTAGGTTCAGTGACTACGTTGGCTATGATTGCTTGAACATTTATTTCATCCCCTTCTGTTACTGCTGCACTAATTGTATAAACATTATGTGTTGTAAAAGGAGCTGTGCCTGAATATAAGTTTGTTCCAGTAATTGTTGTAGCAGTACTTGTAGTGTTATTAAAAAGCTGAATGGTTGGTGATGGTGATGCTGATGAAGAAACACCATTAACATTAGTCATTATACTTACTTTCTTAACCACTCCTGACTTTGGAACAGCAATCCTACGGCTTCCAACATTTGTGGCAGATGGAGTTAAATAAGTTAATCCACCAATATTCCAAGTAGTATTTCTTAACATGGTATTTGAAGCATGACCAAGAGTTAAGGTATAACCTGATACGTTTCCTGATGCAGATGTAAATACTTCAAGTATGTTACCTGACGCATCTTTGTAATGAGGTAACTTATCTGTCTTATCATAAAAATAAGTATTGTTTGGTAAAGTTGGTGATGACCAATCAGCAGAACTATCAGTAATTGCTGTATAGTTAATACCTTTTTCAGGTATGTGACCATACGATAGAAGAGTAACAGCCATGACTATTTACTTTTTATAAGTTGTACAAAAGCATCCCAGGTTTGTTTTTCACTATCAGAAAGTTCATCATAGATGATTTCTTTTTGCAAATCTGGTATAAAACCCTCACCATATTGAGCCAATGCTCTTACATAAGGTGCTGTAGTTTCTTGAAGTACTATTTGTTGTAGATTATCCATTGTGTTTAATTTTAAAGAGTTATATTACCGTATGCATCTTCTGTATTTACTATAGCTTGTGTTATGTTTGCTCCTACAGAAACTAATGCACCAGTAAATCTATTTTGAGAATATTTTATACTTGTTGCACCATTTGATCTAATACAGTTTGCAGTATTACTAGCAACTTGAATTGTGTTGCCTACAATAACATATGGTATACCATAAAATGATATTTCAATACCACATGCTGCTGAGCTATTTGCTCTTGCAATTATGGTACAGTTAGATATTGTATAAGCATTTTGTGTACTCAATGCAAAAGCAGATGATGTATCTGATATAGCAGTACAATTGTAAGCTGAACCAGTTCCATTATTTCCATTTGATGCACCAATACCATTGTTTACAGTACTATATCCATGACAACCCATCATAAATCCATTAGTTGCAGTAATTCCTTGACCAGCTGTACTATATCCAGTACAGTTAAGAAGTCTTGCACCATTCTGACCGTTAATTGATATACCGGCTGATCCAGAAGATGTACCTGTACAGTTCTCACTTATTGATGCAATAAAACAACTAAATCCAGCACTAGAAGCTGAGAAACCATGGCAATCTTGAGCAATACCTTGATTATCAAAACCAGTAGAACTTGTTGCATATCCTCTACAACCTAAAGCTTTACCTGTTGTACCATTAGTAATTGCAGGGTTTCCACCAGTATGATATGCAGTAGCATTTTGTAAAATACCTGTATTACTAATACATCCAGTAAATGATGCACCATTAAGTGTAGTATTATGTGCGTATACATTTGATACTATAGCACTACTTGAACTTATTACTAACTGAGTAGATAGTGAACCATAAACTACAATATTTGAAAGTTTTATTGGTCCATTAACTATAACAGATACAGCACTTGAACCAGTAAATGTAGAACCAGAACAATCAATTATTGAGGAACCTGTAAGATTTAAGGCTGCTTTATTTCCTGTGTTATATGTAGTAGTACTTGTTCTAACAAGATTAAAGTCGTTTATTTTACAGTTTGCAGTAACACCATTATCAATAAGACATGATGCTGTACCGTTTCCACTTAAAGTATAAGTGTGACCATTACCATTGATATTAACACCATTTTTTAATATTACACTTAAATCTACAAGTTCTGTATAATCAGCAAATACTTCTACAGTTTGACCTGCTATTGCTGCACTTATTGCTGATTGAAGAGAAGTATAGTAACTATAAAGACCATTTGAATTTGCAATACCAAATCTTCCATTAGGAGTATAACTAACATAGTCAATTCTATTTGTAGCTAATGGAACTGCAACAGTTACACCAACATTTTTATTAATTAATGTTGGATTCCAAGTTGGAATAAAATATGTTCCTGCAAAAACAGATACATTGTGAGAACAAAATACAATTCTTAATGCTTTATTAAATCCAGCAGCAAGATCATCTATTCTTCTTAATACCCATTTAGCACCAGGATTTAAACCTATTGGAGGACTTCCAGGATTAATTACTTGGTAAGTACCATTATGACGAGGTTCAGCTTGATTTTTTACAAGTAATGTTGTAAATTGAGTAGCAGATGTGGTGCTAGCACCAGCTGTCATTCCTGCTACAACTAAAGTACCAGCAGTAGTTGCTGTTAATGTAGCACCTACACCAGGTTTAGTTGGATCTGTACCTAATGTATATATACAAAGAGGAAGTGGTACAGACGTAGCATTATCTACAAATGTTATTTGTAATGGACTTGTGGTAAGAGTTGTAAGTGCAAATATAATGTTATCAAAACCAACTATTGGTGTAGGAGTGTTACCCCATGCAGTATTTGTTTGAGTAAAGTATTTACTACCGTTTACTAATCCTTGAAATGCATTTACTTGTAAAGGATATAACTCCTCTGGTGCATCTACATCTACACTTCTAGTTAAAATGTAAGGAGTGGAAACACTACCTGTATCAGTGATTTCATAAATACCATTATGAAATTGGTTTACTTGATTTTTAACAAGAATAAGATCACCAGCTTCAGGAATATAATTGGTATCAATTCTCCCTATTGCCGTACCATCAGACAACACACCATTTGATGTTGCTATTAATGTTGCACCTATACCATCATTAGCAGGTCCATTATCATATATTGGTGAACCTGTTAAAGCTGCTTCAGTAGCAGCAATAACAAATACAAGTGGTGAATCATTTTGACTTACAACTGGTTTTGCTTTCCATAACTGAGTAGATGCTTCATATGTAAGAACTTCGCCATCTAAAGGAAGATTTCCAGCACCTTTTAACTGAACATCATGAAGTTCATCTAACTCAAAACCATTCTGAATTTTAACAAAAATCTCTCCTACAGTAGGATTAGATTCTACTACAATACCTATGAATACAAGATGATTTGGTGCATATGGTTTATTTACAAGACCATAAATCAAATTACCATCATCTCCTAACCATACAGGATCACCTGCAACAGCAGCACTTGTATTTAATGGTTCAGAACCTGTTCCTTTTAAAATACCTTCAGCAATAACTTGTCTTTGATTATTGTTATTTCCAGTAGTAATTAAAAGTCCTATTGTTTTGGATGAAGTTGCTTCTGTAGAGTAATCTGCTTTACCAACTGTTATGTTTGTACCATCAGCACCATTAACATATACAGCTTGACCTTTAGTAATACCTCCAGGTTGACTTATCTTTACATCAAATATAAGTCTGTTTGCATCTCCTGTTACTGTAGGTAAGTCAGCTATAGTAGCAAATACATTTGTAGCAGATGCATTATTAGATAAGACTGCTGCTTGGTACTCATCAAAAGGTAATTCTCTTTTTATTCTTGTTGACATACTTCAAATTTTATTAAGATACATATGTTACAACTAATGTAGTAACACCATTACCATTAAAGTTGATTAATCCAAAAACATCATTCCCTCCTGCAACAAAATCAACTTCTTCTCCTGGAAGTAAGTTATTAACTCCACCAAGAATGCTTCCTGGTGCTGAACCAGCATTAAATATTGAAAATGATCTAGCTCCTGGAGCAATTGTTCCTCCTCCAGTAACTCTTGTTATAAAAGGTAATCTTTGAACTCCTGCAGCAGGGCTTACAACCCATGGAACTGTATTTTGTGTAACATCTACAGTACCAGCAACTTTAACATCTAATGCTTGTACTGTTGGACTAACATCTGTAGAAGTAATTGCTTCATTCTGTAATGTTGTATGATCATATCCATAAATAGCATTATTTTGAGTTCCATCTGGATTTACTACAGCTTGTGTACCATTAACTGAATCTATAAGATTTACAGCAATAGAACCATCTGCGCCTACCCCAAGATCATTTCCGCCTTCACATATTTTTACAGAATCTGTAGCACAATCTAATTGTCTAATATCTAAAGCAGTTGCTTGAACAGTTACTGTATTTGATACTGTAACATCAGATCCTGTAGCATCTACTATCCAAGGATTAGATGTAGCATCTTGACTTACAGGAAGTGGATTAGGTATTGTTACAGTTGCATTTACAGGAAGTGGGTTAGTACTGCTTACAGTTACATCTGACACACCATCATTAAAACATAATGATACTTTGTCTGTACATGTCAATGGTCTAATGTTTACTGCACCACCAGATGTTACAGATATAGGTTGATTATTAGCTCCATCAAAACCATAAACAAGAATACTATCATTAGCTTGATTAATAAGTACTTCTAATGGAATTGGATTTACAACATTAACATTAAGAGCGCTATTACCTAATATAGTAGTAAATGATGTACCACATACTGTAATCTGATCAGTACATGTTAAAGGTCTTATGTCATTAACACCTACATATTCTAGTGTACAACCCGGAGCAGGAACTGGTGCAGGAAGTGGTGTGTTACTTCCTGGTAGATAATATCTAATAGTTCCCCAAGTATTTGAACTAGCATCCCATACTCTTACTTCAAGTAAAACTCTTGCTGTTGCTGGAGGTCCAGGGCATTTTTCAATTACATAAGCAACTTCAATATCTTCATCATTATTTTGTAATGCACTTAAGATACCATCAAGTCCTAATAAGACTCTGTATTGCCACGGCCAGTTATTTCCTTTTAGACCACTATTATTTAAGTCTCCTATACTATTTGACATAGCTTTAATTTTTAAAAGTACAGCCCACTAGGGGCTGCACAAATTAATATTTATTCAGAAGGGGCTGCAGCTTCAATTGCTTCTTCTTTTTTTCTTGCCGCTAATCTTTCAGCTTCAAGTTTTTTCAAAGCTTCTGCTTGTTCTCTTAGAGCTTCTTCCGATACATAATCACCTACAACTTGTATAGTGAATTCTTCTTCTTCAGTTTCAGGATCATCTACTAAAATAAATGTTCCTGGAAATACACCTTTTTTCTGAGCACTTTCTACAGAGTCATAAATACCAACACTTAAAAGTGCTTTTAGAAGAGTTGTAAGTTCTGCAGCTTTTGCTTCTGCAGGTTCATTTACAGTTACATCAGATGTTACATAAACCAAACTAGATACATTGTAAATAGTAACGGGGTTTATTACGTTTATTTCTTCTTCCATGATTTCTAGTTTTTATTATTGAACAATCTTAACAATTAAGTCACCTGCTGGTGCTGGTCCTGTTGAAGTAACATACCAATCTCCCTTTTTCAATCCGGCTGCAAGAGCAGCAGTATTATTAGCATACACTCTTGTTGTAGCAAGTTTGTATCCCCAATCAAAGAAAAACTTATTTACCGACCTGTTTAGGTACTGGTACATCTGAGTAAGTTTAGATTTATACTCAGGCATCGTAGATCTAGCATTATCTACATTTTCAAATTCTGGTAAAGCTCCCATGATATAAAATTTTAATTACAATATAATATACAAAAAAAATCTGAATAAAAAAAATCCTCAGAGAAATTTCTGAGGATCTTTTGTTTGATCGGAGAGTTGCAGGGTTAAAACATTATCCCTAGGAGGAATGCAATCAATATCATAAACACAATAGCCATGTTGGCATATTTTCTTCCTTCTGGGTCATCTTCCCAGACATTAGACATCTTGTTATAGATAGGTTTACTCATGGCATTATGTATCAGGAATAGTAGTCCTAATACACTCAGTCCAATTATAAATACAATACCTTTAACTATCATAATGAGTCAATTCTTTTTTGTAAATATACTAAAGCTTTTTGTAAATCCTCTTTTTCAGTAGATTTATTTTTCTTTCCAGCTCTAGCAACATACTTAATTACGTTACCTAGATAAAAATCTTTATCAAGTCCCCAAGCTTCTAAAACCTGGAACACTTCATAAGGATTATCTTTACCGCCATAGTAATTTGGTCTAGGACCTTCATCTAGTTTTACAACTCTTTTACTCCAGTCTATTTCTTCTGCTGTAGGGCAAGATGGTCTAACAAGATTAGTATCCTTTCCATAAACATCACTAGTCATGTTTCGGTAAGGAGATGCTGTGTCATAAAGTTTTCCTTTCATAACTTACCATACTATAATCACATCACCTTCATTAAGAACAAGCTTTACAGAACCATCAATATCAATTCTTTCTACTGTCTCCATATTAAGCGCAGATGTTCTAACATATACCTGATCCCCTACTTCTACCTCTTCCACTTTATCTCCTATAGCATAAACAGTAAGCTTGCTCCAAAGCTTTGCAGCTTCAGCCATGATTGCCTCTTCATCCTTAGCAGATAGTTCAATGCTAGATTTCTTTCTCTCAGGTACACTAAGTAAAATAGTTCTACCTCTTAGTTTTTTAAATGGTTTACTCATATTGTTGGTTTTAAAAATTTACGCATCATACTTTTTAGGCTGACTCTTAGTTGTCTTTCTTAGATCATGAATAGGTAATTCTGGTTGTGATAATAGATCTAACTTAATTCTTTCTAGTAGACCAATCACTGCAAAATTTTCATAGGCATTTTCTCCTACATGTACTTCTATCCCGTTCTCAGTTTCCATTAGGGATAAAATAACTTTGTTCTCAGACATATTTAGTTTTTTAAGTAGTTCATCATAGATCATCCTAGCTTCTAAGTTAGACTCTGCTTTCTCTGCAACAAGTAGCCATAACTTTTTTTGTAGGTTAGTCATCTCATATAACAAACTTAGTGAACAACAAATATAAAAACTTTTTTTGTTTAAACTAAAAACCCCGGAAAATTTCCAGGGTCTTTAGCACAATCTTTAAAATTACAGAAATGAAATCAGACAAATATAAAAACTATTTTTTAAAGAATCCTTTTTTAGGTTCTTCTTTTTTACCAAATCCTAGTTTATCTATAACTTTGTTAGCTTCTTCTTCAGCCATACCAATGATCTCTTCTTCTTTATTCTTTACATCCCAGTTATTAAGTAAGATTGCTATGTGCATAGTCTCATGCATAACTGCAGTACATTTCTCAGTCAAGCTGTACTTTTTGAATGTACCCAGATTTATAAATAGGAAAGGTTTTAATGGAGCCTTAGCAGTTAACTTCTTATCTGCCGGGTCATAGTTAGCCCACCCATATATATAAACCCCATTACCTACTGTCTTATCCACTTCCTCTGCCTGGGCATCCTTTCTGTTTAACCCGTGCATCTCATCCACATCATAGTAGTCAAAGATCTCAGTAGCATCATTACCTGCTAAGAGAACATACTTACCCATGTCAAACTTTTTCATGGAACAAATATAAAATTTTTTGGCTAAACTAAAAAGCCCAAGAATTTTTCCCGGGCTTTCTAGCATAATTTAAACAATAAACTCTTATGAACAAAGAAGAATCTAAACAAAGGTATACAAAAATTTTTTTCTACCAAATTTTTTGAAGTGTAATAGAGGTTGTGTGAGGGTCGGTATTACAGCCACCCCGGCCCGCCGCTGCAAAGGGGGTCCCCCCTGGTCTTTGCAGCTCTTGCCTTTGCACACATGCTGCCGCACAAAAAACTTTTTTGAGCCAAAAAGTTTTTTTTTGCCAGAGCCAACCCTGGAATTCCATTGAATCATTAAAAATAATTAACAATGGAAAGAATTTGCATTCTTGTACAAAAGTACAACAAACCAGAAATGTCTGACTACGTGTTCTGTAAAGTGATAAAGTCCTCCGGTTCCCTCCAGAATTTCCCACTTCATAAGAACTACGTAAGTAAGTTTAGCACAAAGTTAATGACAGGCAAAGCCTACATCATTGACTATGTGCAAACTCCGTCCAAGTGCGGCAAATACACCAACCACTCCGTGGGTGCTGTATATGCCGAACTGTCCGAACAGCAAACAATGAATATTCTCCTTGGATTCTAGCGAACCAAGGGGAATATCCCTCTTTTTTGCTGTAAACCCGTAAACCAGAAATAGCCAACAAACAATGTACATATGGTCAACTAGTAAACTAGTATCCTCTTTTTTGCCAACCCTAAGAAACACTTGTAATAAATTGTATAACCAAGTAAAACTATAAGACATGATACAAGAAGTAGCAATCAGCACAGAAAGAGTAATACAGGAAGGTAGAACAATCCTGTTGCAAAAGGTACACTACAGAAACCTGAAGAAGATAGTAACCAGGGAATTGGATGTACTAACCGGTATACCTGTGCGTATAGTGCAAATCATGCACATCCTGGACATGGATGAGCCTGATGGTATACCGGCACTGAACTGAGAATGATTCAACAACAGGAGCTGCAGTACATACTGTGGCTCTTGTATAACACTAGGCTTTCTGTTGCTCAAGAGGCACAAGCACAGATCGGAATAAGTGGTAACATCAGCATGTGGCGCGACACATGTGTTATCAAGTCCTCACCGGAACATAGGTAATTTTATAATATCCTGCAGCAGATGTTCATGCTCGGTATTAGGCGTCAAGACTAGACAGGACTGGTCAACTGTATCTGCAGGTACAGAGAGATGCCTCCTTTAAGCCTGGGAAAATGGCTGAATTTAAGAGTTCAAGAGAAACTGGTGGATGAAACCCGTTTCTCTTTGAACTTACAGAGTCCTTTTTTTTGCCAACCCTTGGTAACAATTAGTAAGTCATAGTATTAACCCTAAAAAACAGAAAAAGATGAATTTAACTGCAACTTACAGCACAAACTATCCTAAAGTAAAAAAGGATGAGAATGGAAATCCAGTAATGGATAAAAACGGGAAACCAGTAGTATATACTGTATTCGTGTATACCATAACAGGTGATGCAGAAGCATTAACTGATTACAGGAAGACACAGGGTGATAACTACCGGGCAAGTGAATCAGGTGAACCACTGTATTTCACGACCACTCCTGCGGCAACTGATATCTGCAGTATGCGCAAGAACCTAACTGGCAAAAATGCTGGCAAATGGAATCTTGACACAGCAGAATTCAGGAAAGACCGTGCCATAGTTGAAATGGCTGGTGGCAATTTGGGACAGGCGATTGCAGAAGCAAAAGTGTCCAAATATGTAGCACCAAGCACAAACAGCCTAATGGCAAAACTACAGGCAATGCCTGCAACGTCTGAGAATGACGACCTGAGTGAAAACTAGTAACTCAGGTAACACTGCCCAAGGGGTACAAGAGTAATCTTGTGCCTCTTGTATTTACTGATCATGCAGGGGGCTAATGTTGCTCATATACAAATGCATACACAGAGACTACAGTATATCCAGTATATACTGTAATTTCTGTAACAAATGTCCTTTTATTGCCAACCCTTTATTGCAATTGCTTGTAATAAAAGTAAACTTAGGTGCATATAGGCACATGGTTGCTTATCCACGCATACCTATAACCTTTTAAATAATATAATGATATAGAGATAAGAGGTATATGTAGGATGATCCCGGGAAATCTGTACTTAGTTCTACTTATAACAGGTTAATTTGGATATATGTGTGTATAAGAATGTATATGATAGAACTCCTATCTATATATCTATGGGTAAGAGTATCTACTCATATTATTATATACTTATATATACATACTTATTTTATATAGCTAAACTAGTA